TGAAGTCCTTGGCAGTAGGAGCACCCTTAGAACCAACCTTACGCATCTTTTCCTTAGAACCAGCTTTGATGCGTTCTTGTTTAGCATTGATATTAGCGTAGAGGCCTTGTTTCATTTCTTCTTCCTAGCTTGTGATAAAGCAATGGCAATGGCCTGATCCTTAGACTTAACAACAGGGCCTTTCTTGCCAGAATGCAGAGTACCTTCTTTGTACTCACGCATAACCTTGGAAATCTTAGCTTCTGCTTTAGTCTTTTTCATATCAGTACAAAACCTTAGCGGTAATTGTTCCAGATGTATATGCTGTGCAATTGGCTCTTAAATACTTAGGAGCATTAGCAATAGTAACAATGCCATCAGCAGTTAATGCAGTGCCAATGGTTGCGTATGTTGTGCCATCAAGACTGCCCTGTAAAGCAACAGTAGCCGTTGTAATGCCTGTAACTTGTAAAAATGCAGGTTGACCCGCATCAGCTTGAACTGCCTTAGAAGCGCCAGTTGCAACAACTGCACTAAGAAGGGTAACGGGAGTAGTTAAAGATGACATTATTTACCTCGTCCAGACTTCTTCATCATATTCGTTGCAGTACGACCACCACGAGTAGGCATACCTCTACCAACCGCAACCATAATGGTTACAGGCATACCCTTTTTCTTGCCGTACTCTTTGGCTTCTTTCTTGCCCTCTGAAGAGTAGGGAAACTTCTTTTTTCCAACCATAGGCATAATATGCTCCTTATTTCCAAAGTCGATCAGCAACAAATGTGACTAAGCCACCAATAAAGGAGGCTATCGCCATTCCTGCAAACATACCGCCTTTAGACTTGTTAGCCATCTCTAAAAGCAGCTTAATATCTTGACGAAGTCCATGAACTTCTAACTGTAAAGCCTCAACTTGGGCTTCCAATTTACCGAATTCTCTTGGGTCAATTTCAGACATTTTCGACTTTCTTAGGTCGTCCAGCCTTCTTAACTGGAGGGGTTTGAACAACAGGTTTAGTTTCGACCTCTTGGTCTACTCTAACATAGCCCTGATGACCTTTCATTGTGTCAATATCATACTGATATGTGAAAGTAACTGTGTTACCGCTTTGTAAGCATCGAAAGGTTGCCATAAGAACTCCGTGAAAAAGGGGGTTATTAGCCCCCTTGGATTAGACTACTGCACGAGCAACAATAAGTTGCAATGTAGTGCCCGCTATATCAACAGGACTTGCTGTTGGGTTGTAGGTCACAACAGTAACTACATTAGCGGCTGAAACATAGGCTCTACGAACCAAACCTGCCTCAGAAACGCCAATTGCCATACCGATAACCATATCACCAAGTGCTACGCCTGGTACTGCAACTGTATCTGTAGCGGTTGCACCATTGGATACTGATGCGCTATCAAGAGTACAAGAAACGTCCCAAGTGTCTGTAAAAAGACCACGAAACTGGTCATTGCCCCTACGGGAAACGACTGCGGTTGCTGCTGCCATAATAATCTCCTAAATAAAGAAAAACCCCCCACCCGTTAAGGCGAGGGGAAAGGTTGTAATCAAGAAGGTACAACCAAGGCAAACATGGAAGAAGAAGTAGCCGCACCAGTGGTAGCAGCGCTCTTCAAAGCAGCAACGCCATACAAAGTGTCAGAAGTAAACAAAGTAGCAAGGTACTCTTGTTTGTACTGAACTTGTGAGCGAATACCAACTTGCTCAACCAGAACCATAGAGTCCTTGTGACCCATCAAGCAGACACGAGCAATAGCAGAACCACTTGTTGGAAAAGCGGCTGTTGCAGATGCAGAGTCAGCATTGCTAGATGTGAACACGGGGATACCATAAAGGTTACCGATCTCACCATTGCGGATAGCGTTGCCATCACCCACAAAAGCCTGCTCAGTGTAACGGGCAAGACCCATCAACGTGTTACGGCTTGAAGGAGGAATGATGAAGAAGCGACCATCCATAGGAGTATCGTTGTCATCCAAACGCTGAATAGTACGACGAATAGCCGCATCAGTCAGAGCAGAGGCGTTACCAGTGTTGGTGTTAGCAGTGTAGTCGAAGGCTGTTGTGCCATCACCACCGATAAAACCACCTGTGTAACGTGCGCTATCAGCAGTACCACCATTGGCAGAACGACCCAACTGAATCAAGTCTGAATCGACTTGTTTAGCCAAAGCATAACCTGCGTCAGATGTGTAGAAGTTACGCATAGAGTTCAAGGCTTGAACTTCTGCAATATCTTCGATCAAGCGGCTATATTCATAGTGCTTGTTGATAGATACTTGAACTTCAGATGCTGTATCAACGATCAGGGTAACTGCGTCAGTTTTGCCCTTCAAAGAAGCGTTGCCACGACCAGGGGCTGGAATGTGAACTGTGTCACCTTTCTTGCCCTTGAAGCTCATTTTCATAACCAAGTTCGCTAGAACAAGGTTCTTTTTGTAACTGGCAACAATTTCATCACTCCAAATTTCAGGAATGAAGTTAGCTGCGGTCGTTACTGTGGTTGCATTGTTAGGTGCGAATGCTGTATTAGCCATGTTTAAATCTCCAATAAATTAAGTTTACTTAACTCTACCCTCTTGGTACGCCTGCATGATTTCATCAGAAAGCGCCTCATAGCGGTTAGGGTCTTGCATTTTCAGCCGAATAAGGTCAGCCCTACGATAAACTCGTTTTGATGACTCTCCAGAACCACCTACATCTACTCCAACTGCTTTCAAATTCTGCTTTCGAGTGGCTTCTCCAGCATCACTCGTTTGCTTCTGTTTGACAGATCGAAGTTCTTTGTAAGTCGATAACAGTTCATTGGCAGAATCATAATCGAAATCAGCATCAGCTTTCTTGAACAAATCAATGCGAACAGGGCTAGATTTGACCCAATTTGCAAAGTCCTCATTTTTAGCAATGTCGCCAAAATCAGGGTGTTCTTGCGCTAACTTCTGCTGAATTTGCGCCCTTTTCATCTCTAAAGTGGCTTGTCTAGCCGCAATGATGTCAGGGTGACTATCAACTGTCCTTTGAACTGCCTTCTGTGGATTCTCAAAGAAGTCTACTTCAGGCTCTTCTACTCTAGTCTGTTGTTGTCTAGAACTAAGGTTCTGTTTAATGAGTTCATCAGCTAACTTACGTATTTCGCCTACCTCTTGTGCCTGACGACCAATCATTTTTACCTGATCTTGGTGCATCTTCACAACTTCTTCTAAACTTTTATCCCTGTAAATTTCGGGAAGCTCAGACCTATCTTCAGCTTTTTTTGAAGTTTTCTGCTCGACAATGTCAAACTCACTTAACTCTTCTTTTTCGTTGTCAATCAACATACGTTTCCTTTTTCCTGCCGTTATCGGTTATAGGAGATTCAACTCGGCATAATTGCTTATGAGTTGAGTTTCTGCTCAGATTTCAACTTGTCGGTATGACTCTTTCCAAATTTGGCATAAGCCGATGGAAAAGAACCAGACCATCCTTCAAGTCTAAAAGCTGGCGCAGAGAGTGAACGTGCAGCCAAAGCCCCACACTCACACTTCAAGTTCGTTGCCTCATAAACAACAAACTTTTCTGTCTTGTGTCCGTTTTCACAGACGTAATCATAAAATCTCTTCATATGCCCTCTCGCTGATCTCTTTAAGATTTTTCAGCCAAGTTAGGATAGAAAGTTCACCTTTTTTGAATTGTAGGTCTTTCTCATCAGAAACTACAGAGATATTATTCAAAGATACTATTATTTTGTCAATATCTTCTACTAAATCTTTCCACCCTTGGGTAGACATCATCTCAAAACGAGACTCATAGTAGTCCTGAAGTTCTTTGTTCATACGTCTTCAGAACCAGCGTACTGCGTAAAAGTCTTCAGAACACCATACATAGCGGGAATCAAGTCGCCTGACAGGTCTTCCATGTTGATGTAATGAGCCTGTTGTTGGATAGAAGGCCATCCTGCTTTACGGGCTTCCTCTGTTGCGTGGATTTCCACTTGTACTTGGATTTGGTCTTTAGTACCAAAGAAGTTAGTGATACGGGCATAAGCCTGAGTTTCAGACTGTCCGTTTGTGTTGTTTACTGCTGTTATCTTGAGTGCCATGTCAGTTCCAAGGTAGTGGTGCGGGTTGGGGTGTTGGGACTGCCGCTTGTGCAATCAGAATA